GTATTCAGTCGTGGGTATGATAATGAAACACAGACGCTATTGAATATCCCATTCCCCGCATATATTACATCAGCAAAAGCTTATAGTGATGCTAAAATTGTTCCTGAAACAGCTGATGGAGAAGTAGTTGTGTGTAGTGTTGACCTGGCAGATAATATATAAAATCATGAATCTTTGATAATCGTAAGCCATCCACTAGTCACATTATTACTATTACCAATGGGCTATATGATGTTTTCTACATCAAAGCTAGATATTACAGTATACTAAACGAAATATGCCACTCATCTTTTGTCTACACTAGTGGAATTAGGTAAGTGACATAACTTGCTGTATCCCACGCAATATTAAAAGTTCCAGTTGCTCTGTCAACAGATGAGAAGGTAACTTTGTAGTTGACGAAAGTATCACTAATTTTAGTGTGTTGAAAAGTATATTCTGTAGAATTAATAAAATATATTGCTGCCCCTAATGAACCACCTTGATACAAGACAATAAACGCAGCCCCAAAATATGAGATTTCCACACCTTTATCTGAATTATCATATCTTATTTTATCAATTTTTTTATTTAAACTGCCGTTTAAAAAAATATATCGAACAAATATTCGAACGTAACTTATAAACCATTTTTTATCATAGAAAGGAATAAAAAATTATGGACAAAATTATCCTTAAAAACAAAACAGAGTTCGAGATTGCCGATGGTGCAAGCCTTGGCAACATCCAGATCCAGTCCCAAAATTTTGACGGGATTAAAACGATCACGGACGCTTTTGCAGAGAACAACATTGCGGAAGTAACATTTAAACACAATAATGAGGTATCCGGAAAGTACACCGATCTGAAGTGTGATGGGTTTACATACGCACCGAATACGGATGAGGCCGGCAAGGAAGATGGAACATACACTGTTACAATCCGCTTGCGAATCAAAACGGAAATTGAAAAGCGTCTGGATGCACTGGAAACAGGACAGGTAACATTGCAACAGGGACATGAGTCCAATGCTGGAGCCATCGAAGATCTGGCCGGAATGATCGGAGGTGAAGAATAATGGCATGTAGCAATCTTATTAAATTCTATGTCCGTCGGATTACGGTTGATAAAAAAATGACGATTGATGATGTGCCAGAACGCTGGCGGGAACAGGTTCGGGCAGAAATCGAAAAACAAAATAAGGCAGAGTAGAAACATGGAGCGCACCTTGCGCTCCTTTTTCGTGCCGGAAAGAGGGTAGGTTATGGATGAAACAGAAAGAGAGTTTGAGCACCGTCTCACAGAGACAGAACAGCGGTCGAAGTCGAATACGCACCGGCTGGACAAGCTGGAAAAGGTCACAGAAGAAATCCATACCATGAGTGGAACAATGGTTCAGCTTGTGGAAGAAATCAAACACACGAATGAAAATGTGTGCTCACTTGATGAAAAGGTAGACCACATAGATGCACGTGTTGACGATATGGAACGTGCACCCGCGGAAAACGCGAAAAAGTATAAGTCAACAGCAGTAACCGCGATCATCAGCACAATATCCGGGGCATTTGCAACCGGTTTGATAATGATGATTGCTCAATATATAAAATAAGAAAGAATGAGGTATTTATTATGATGAAGAATTGTGTTTTTAAGCCAAGCGTTGATACTCAAAAGTGGTTCAAGAAAACCGCGATCAGATGCGTGAGAACATTTGCTGCAACCGTTGTGTCGTTACTTCCAACAACCGCAGCTACACTTGGTTCGGTTAATTGGCAGATTACATTCAGTTCAGCAGCACTTGCTACCGTGATTATTTTTTTCACATGCGTAGCCGGCATTCCGGAAGTGGAGGAGGAGTAGTATATGGCAGTTAAGAAAGTGATTAAGGCAATCGCAAAAACTTTATTTGCGAATCCTAAGAACTATGGGGGCAAGAGAAGCCTTTCTTCCATTAAGTACATAGTTATCCATTACACCGCAAATGATGGAGATCATGATGAGTCGAATGCTAAGTTTTTCCATAACAACGTGGTCAAAGCGTCTGCGCATTACTTCGTTGATAATGATTCCTACACAAAGTCCGTGCCTATCAAGAACATTGCATGGTCTGTTGGTGGTAAAAAATATCCAAACTGCAGCAAGACAGGTGGTGGAAAGTTCTATAAGATTTGCACCAATGCAAATTCCATCAATATTGAGTTGTGCGATACGGTCAAAAATGGAAAGATTTACCCTACGCAAGCGACAATCAACAATGCGCTCGTGCTTACTCGGAAGTTGATGAAGAAGTACAATATTGACAAGTCCCATGTCATTCGCCACTTTGATGTGACCGGAAAACCATGCCCGGCATACTGGGTTGACAATAAGAAGTGGAAGAAAGAGTTCTTGGACAAGCTGTAAGAGACAGACCGGGAGAGTATCGCAATGGTATTCTCCCGGTTCTTTTTATTTCCAGTAGTTCCCTATTTCTTCCTTATGTCGATTTCAAGTATAATTTCCGCATGAAACTGCTAATATGGGAAGAACGGACGAAAAAGAATATGTCGTTGCGGCAATTATCCGCACGAACCGGAATAAGCCATGCGGCACTGAACAATTATGAGAATGGCAACAGATACCCGACTATAGAGCAGTTGGAAAGAATTGCCAAGGCTTTACATATCAAAATATCCGATCTATATGATTCTGATTTCAAATAATGTACACATATGTTTACATATCTTTACGATGTATTGATTTTACAATCTTTTTCCTTTATTGTCATATTATAACCAATTGGTGAAAATTACATATTGCAATAAACGAACATATGTTCTATAATTGGTTTATCGCTACTGACGGCTTGCGGAAGATGAAAGGGTGGTTTAGTTGAGTGGAAGAGAAACTGTAGAGTATTATGTGGAAATGACAAATGAGGAGTACCGGATTGAATTGGATCGGATGTTTGAGGAACTGGATGATAACCGGCTGCTTAGATATTTTTATGTTTTTGTCTCTGAAAAAATAAAGAGGGCGCAATAGCGCGCCCTATATTTCGGATAGTTTCTTTTTTAATACAAGTGCAGATATGGGTTCATCATATTTCCATTCTATTAAACGTATGTTATTTTCATTACATAAAAATCGTTTTTTACGATCCAATTCTTGCTGTTTTTCAAAATGTTCTTTTCCGCCAAATACCTCTATTGGTTTATAATGCTGGATTCCTTGATATTCTATAGCTGTTTGTAACTCAGGTATAAAAATATCAAGTGATTGGAATTTCAACCATTTTGTTCTGTATTGATATATAGTACATGGGTATTTTTTCTTAACCATTTCATATAGAGAATATTCTGATTTCCATTTAGGAATAATATTGCCATTCAGCACAAGAGAGTTAAAAATATCATTATACAATGAGTTCATTTTTTGTAAAAAGTGTGTAAGAGGTTCTCGGTTTCCGTGTGCTGACTCAATGTAAGCAGGATGCTCAGTATTTAAAAATTTATTCAAAGCACGTAATTGAATATCCTGCGATTTATCATTGTATAAAAAACCTTTTGGAAACCATTCAGAAACTTGTTCTCCATATTTAGTAAAAAGCATGGAAATAATGCTTTGATACAAATCTTCGTCCTGTAGTGATAAATCCATTTTTTGTAATTCGATTATTGCTTTTTGAGGAGACGGTTTAATATAGCACCCCTTTTTTAAGTCGTAGAGTGGGACTCCATAAATTGCATAATTTCCAATCTTTGTGTTTTTCATAAGGCAATATTGAATGAAAGCAATATCGTCTATTTTTGTTTGACTGATTGCGATTTTGTAATTTATAGTCGCATCGTCGGGGAAAATATTGGGTACAATCTGAAAGGTATCCATTTCTTTTGCAAAGGCTTTTAGTATCAAACAGGTTTTGCAAGCCGATTCATAAAAAAATATATTTAACAAACCATTTTCACAAATATTTTCTGGCTTTTCAGTGAGCAGTAAACTATTTTGTGTTTCGCTTGTCCAAGATAATGTATCTTTTAATAATAATTCAGATTTTCTGTTTTTATAGATCCAATGACTATAAAGATTTTCAGTCTCTTGAGATGTGTAAATTATTTTTAAATCAATGCCTACCTTATCGATTCTTTGTACGTTATGAATTGTATATAACAAGGTGCTGCAGCGATATATTTTCAAGTCGCATGAAATTATTTTGTCGGTATCCATTTCTTGGTGTAAAACAGAAACGGGATGTGTGCAGATGAGAAAAAAGTCTTTTAGGTCAGAAAGTTCTAGAAGATTAGTTTTCGGAAAAAGCGGGGTTACTTTATCATTGGAATCAATTGTGAAAATAAAATATTGGTATACATTTTGAAATTCTAATTCATGTTCTGTAAAAATATGTAAAACACCAAAAAGACTATGCTCATTCCATGTTATATATGACGCATAGTCTATTTTTGAATTTTTTATGAGGTATGACGGTTCATGTTTGTAATTGGCGTCATAAATACCATATTTCTGATTGTTCGCATGCTCTAATTCTTGTATTTTGCTGTAGTACTTTTTATTTGATATCATTTGTTTGACTTAGTAATTCTATCAATTCTATAACATGCTTTTTCTGCCGATCATTAAGGGAATAGTATTTCTTTATTGCTTGCTTTAATTCTGCATCTTCGGAAATGCGAGCGTCAAGTAATGCATCTTCATCGGATATGTTCTTTTCAGTGCCATAGATTATATAATCAGTGCTTACTCCTAGATAATCGGATATTGTATCCATTTTATCACTCTTTGGCATGCTTATGCCATTTTTCCAATCAGATAGTGTTGCAGTTGCAATTCCGGTATCTTTATGAACTCTATATGGTGTAATTTCTTTTTTCTTTAGTTCTTCAAAAAATCTAGAGTAAGCCTCGAGTCTAGCGTTCCTTTTTTTATCATTTTCTTTTTCGTATTCAACAATTATTGGTTCAGACATAATGTTCCTTTCTGATAAGAAAGAAAACTTTCGCAATTTTATATTGACACAGAAAGAAAACCGTGATAAAGTGAAATTACGAAAGAAATCCGATGTAGAAAATAAGGTTTCTTTCCTATCTGGAAATATGATTATAGTTTTTCGCGGTAGTTAAATTATATCGTATTTCCGTGATAGTGTCAACAAAATATCACGGAAAGGAGAGTGTTTATGCCTAGTTATGAGAAGTATGCATCAATCAGAGATGCGAGGGGTGTTTCAGATTATCAAGTATGGAAGGATACCGGAATTGCCACTGCAACACTATCTGATTGGAAAAATGGAATTTCAAAGCCTAAAGCAGATAAGTTGAAGATCTTAGCGGATTACTTTGGAGTAACTATTGAATGTTTTTTGGAATAGGAACTACAAATTAAATATTGATAGTTGAGAAATATGTCGAAACTTGCGATTAAATATATTTGATATGCAAGAGATCAGTTGATACAATGGATATGTGATGGCGGCGGTTGACAGTTACACGCGATTAGACTTTTACAAGCCGTTTATCTAGGGTATATTTGTCCAGAGTGGTGTCTGGCTTTTTCCTAAAGTGCATTATCTACCGATTGGCAGTTTTATCATATGCGTATTTAAGCAAAGCAGTTGCAATGCTCGTGAATGTAAATAAGGTGCAAAAATCAGTACCGGTTAGAAGTGAACCGGCGATTGATACACCAAACGCAATGATAACGTCCATACAAAACTCCTTCCGGAATAATGTCCGCCATCACGTATTCATTGTATCAACAAAGCAGAATAGAGACAAGAAGATTTTTCCAACTATCAAGCGGTAGTTGGATTTTTTATTGTAAAAAATCCGGAAAGGAAATTTATGAAAGTATCAAAAATTGAAATCAGACAGTGCAACGGGGAACAGGGAGTTTTCACAGAGCTTCTTATTGACGGACACAAAATTCATGGGGTTAGAAGATTTGAATTAAAGCAATCTCTGGAAGACAAAATTCCAACACTTACAATCGACTTGAACGCCTTGAACGCTGCAACCGATACACCGCTTTTGAGATTTCGGCAAGAGGGAATGGGAGAGATTGAGAGCATAAAATTCAAAGATTATGAAACTCCTGTAAAGTTCGGGAAGTTGAAGAAAGGAGAAGAATGAACGACTTAGAAACAACCAAAATGCAGACACCGATTGAGATTGCACTTGGTGTCGATGAAAATGGAATGACTACAGCAAGAGCATTGTATGAGTTTTTGGAACTTGCGCAAGGCCAGTTTTCAAGGTGGGCGAAAACCAACATTGAGCAGAATGAATTTTATGAAGAAAACAAAGACTGGTGGGGGTTCGACATTGTGTCGAACGGTAATAATTGCAAGGATTATCGCCTTACGACTGATTTTGCGAAACATCTGTCTATGGAATCCCATTCTTCAAAAGGGAAGATTGCTCGACAGTATTTTATTACCGTAGAGGATAAAGCCAAGGAAATGGCAATCAACCGATCACAGCTTTCGCCACAGATGCAAATGTTTTATGCCATTGCTGACGGACAGGCAAAAATGGAGTTGGAGCAGAAGCGGCAGGCGGAACAGATGAACCGCATTGAACAGAAGCAGGATGCCATCGTGGAAACATTCCAGAAAACAGACAGTGTGGAGGATTTCCAGAAATGGGCGAATGATCGTATTACTCAAATTGCAGAAAGCCCGAAGTTTGATAAAGGCTACGGCAGAAGCAAGAATTATTCCCTTGCAAGATCTGAAAGCTATGAGCGCTTGAAGCAGAAAAGAAACTGCCGCCTTGATGATCGGGTTCAGAAAGCAAAGGGAAGAGCACTGGAAGAAAGACCAGATATTAAGAAATCTGAGTTGGATAAGATCAATAAGATTTACATAATTGCCAACGATAAAGACCTTAGACCGGCTTATGAGTTGGTAATTAAAGAAATGATGGTTTACTACTGTGTATCAGATCGAAAAGGAGGATTGAAATGAGCGATTTTGAATTTCAGAAAGTTAATTCAAGGGTGATCTGTAGCGGGGACAACTATTTAGCAAAGGTTGACTCGGCAGAAACTTTTTCAAGTATTTTTGTTGACGAGGAAACAACATACGGGATTTCCGTAAGGGATGCGAAAATCCAGACAGGAGATTCGGCTTACACACCGGCAATGGCTTTTACATATTCCATGGAAGATGATGCTGTACGTTTTATAGATGTTGTTGTATGCCCGTTACTTGGAACATTTGTTTCTGACTGGTACTAATCTTGGCAGAGTTCCTTCCTTATTATATATAGCGCACAGAAAGGGGCAGTTATGAAGAAAGCAATTAGATTTATCATCGGAGCGATAGCGTTGGAGTATTCGTTAGTAGCCGCGTGCTACATGGATTGCGACGGAGCGATCGGGAATGTGGCGGCAATCAAGTTTGTTGCAGGAGCGGCAGTCGCTGCGGCAATGTATTTCTGGTCGGAGCTTGACAGAAAGAGAGCCGAACTTGACAAGCGTATCAAGAGAAAACGCAGAATGAGAGAGAACGTATGGTGAGTATGTACATAAGTGGGACAAGATGCACCACGCGGGAAAAGAGAATGCTTGTGGAACTGTTGGCAGGCAAACAGAAAAAAGAGGATCGAGAAAATTTTCAAGATGTTCTTGATTCTGAAATGAAAAAATTGGAACCAGACACCCGACCAAAGCTGAATGATTCCAATAAAATGCAATAGCATAAGCTATCTGCAGTTATTTTAACACGGATTAAGGAGAATTTCAAAATATGGATAAAGAATTATTAAAAAACAACAATGTAACTCTTTTGGGAATGATTGTTTCAAACCCGGAATTCAGTCACGAGGTGTTCGGAGAAAAGTTTTTCCGCTTAAACATTAAGGTGGAAAGGACAAGCGGTACTGCTGACATTATCCCGCTTACCGTATCGGAGAGATTGATTGACGTAACCGAGAACTGGATTGACGTTAGTGTTTACGTTTCCGGGCAGTTCAGATCATTTAACAGACATGAGGGAAATAAGAGTCGGCTGACGTTATTCGTTTTCGTTCGTGAGATCGAAAAGATGGACGCAACCGTATACGGCAACAATATTGCGCTCGATGGCTTTATCTGCAAGGAGCCAACATATAGAAATACGCCGCGCGGCAGAGAGATCGCAGACCTTTTGATTGGAGTTAATCGCTCCTATGGAAAATCAGATTATATCCCATGCATCGTCTGGGGGAGAAACGCAGGGTTCGCGTCAGACCTTCCAATCGGCACCCATGTAAAACTTGATGGACGAATCCAGAGCCGGAATTATTTGAAACGTTATCTAAATGGCACAGAGGAAGAAAGGACAGCTTACGAAGTGTCGACAAGCAGAATCGAGGTGTTATATGGCGAAGAATAAGGATTACGTGAGCGTTCCAAGGGATGAATACGAGGAATTGATTGAGTGTAAAACAAAGGTCAATCTTTTCATCGACTATATTCTTGAATTGCAGAAAAATTGTATCGCAATCACCGGATTAAGCGCCACGTCATATGACGTAAGTGACGTAAATAACATTTTGGGTCCTGGGTATATCAATAGGGAAATTGAAAGATACACGAAAGCATATAAGCAGAAGAGAGGAGAAAAAGTGAAATGCGAATGATTTTAAAATCGCTCCATTTGGAGAATTTCAAAGGAATCAAAAACCTTGATGTAATTTTTTCGGGCAAAACAAAAATTAAAGGACAGAACGCCGCAGGAAAAACAACCATCTTTGATGCGTTCACATGGCTTCTGTTCAACAAGAATAGTGCCGGAGAGGAAAAGTTCAATGTCAGACCTCTGGATAAGGACGGAAAACGCGTTGACAACGTAGAAATCAAGGTTGTAGCAGTTCTTGATGTAGACGGCAAGGAAGTAGAACTTTCTAAAGTTCAGAAGCAGAACTGGGTTAAGAAGCGTGGCACCGATACCGTGACTTTGCAGGGAAATGTCAATTCGTTTGAGATTGACGGTTATCCGAAGAGTGAAGCTGATTTCAAAGCCTATGTTTCAAATCTGGCACAGAGCGAGGATATGTTTAAGATGCTGACCAATCCACAGTATTTTTCTTCTCTGAAATGGAAAGATCAGCGAGATATTCTGATGAAACTTGTTGCAGAGGTTTCCGATGTGGAACTGGCACAGACCGATGCCAAGTATGCACCGCTGATTGATGAATTGGAGAAAGCGCCGTCTACAGATGATATTCGCACCAAGTTTTCCAAGGCATTATCCGAATGGAAGAAGAAGCAGGCTGAAATTCCGGTGCGCATTGATGAAGCCGAGAAATCCAAGGCTGATGTGGATGTAGCAGAGCAGGAACTTGCCAAGACCGATTTGGAGCGGCAGATCGCAGGAATAGACGAACAGCTTAAATCTGCTTACAAGGTCGTTGACGATCTGGAACAGCAGAAATTTGAATTGCAGTTTGAGATCAATGATTGCAAACGAAAAGCGAACGAATCACTTATCAAAGAGCGGCTGGCGTTAGAAGATAAAAAGGATGAAGCCACGAGGAAATTCAATGATCTACATAAGAAGATTACAATTCTTGAGCGCGGAATTGGAGATAAGAAACGCAGGATTGAGGTCTTAAATGGCGAAAAATCAGAACTGGGAGAGCAGTACAATGCCGAGATAACCAAGGCATTTGATGAAACACCGTATCTCTTTGATGAATCCAAGTGGGTATTTGACGAAAATAGCACTATTTGCTCATTGTGCGGTCAGAAATTACCAGAGGACAAAATCGAGCAGTTAAAAGCTGATTTTGAGACCAGAAAGGCAAAAGCTAAAGCGGATGCCGCAGATAAACTGAAAGCGGCTAAATTCTCTTTTGATAATCATAAAAAGATTGAACTGAACCGGATTTCGACACTGGGTAATGAGAAAAAAGCCGAGGTTGAAGCACTGAAAGCCGAGATCATAGATGCGGAAAAGAATTTCCCGGAACTGCGTAAACAGGAGACGGAGCAGACGAAGATTGAAAATGAGTGCATTAAGAGACTGTCAGAGTTGCCGGAAGAAGCTGATTTGAGTGCCAATGAGGACTACGAAGCCTTGATGAAGAAAGAAGCCGATCTGCAGGCACAGATTGATTCTGCGAGAGCAAACAGCGCCGATACATCCGTATTAGAACAGAAGAAAGCGGAACTTGAAACTGCTTTGGAAGATGCGAAAGTTATCATTGCGCAGGCGGCTAAGAATGTTGAGGTTGACGAGCGTATCGCCGAGTTGCAGGCAGAGCAGAAAGAAATCGGGCAGAAAGTTGCCGAACAGGAACAGATGCTTTACCTCTTGGAAGAATTTATCCGTTTCAAATTGGATAAGATTTCAGATTCCATCAACAGCCATTTCAAGACCGTAAATTTCAAACTCTTCGAAATGCAGTTAAATGGCGGTATGAAAGATTGTTGTGAGTGTACTGTAAATGGTGTTCCGTATTCGACTTTGAACAGTGGTCACAGAATTGTAGCCGGACTTGATATTATCCGCTCATTGAGTGAGTTATACGGTGTGAACGTGCCGATTTTCGTAGATAACGCCGAATCGTTGAATGAGTTCAATGTGCCGGATATGGATACACAGTTAATTCTTTTGAGTGTTTCAGAGGACAAGCAGTTGAAAGTCGAGAGAGTGTAAATGTCAAGAGTAGGAATTGGAAACAACGTCACACAGCCGGATGCACGGTGTATGTCATGTAAGCGTTGGAAGAGTGCGCAAAATGCGAGAACATTCAAAAACACAGGGAATATCTTTTGAGTCAGCGAAAATTCGCAGAGGGTGAGCAGATTACAAGCATTGAGGAACTTTTAAAACAGGAATGGGTAATGTGGTATCACAGTACAAAGCACATAGAGGTTTTCAAGAATATGCAACTCAATCTTGTTTTGAAATTTCTTAAAAATGGAGC